TTCTTATAGTCATTGTACATCACGTAACTGGCCGTTGAATCGTTCATGTCAATAGCCATTCCGCCAAAAACATTAGCCGAACCATTAGATACGACAGAAGGATAAGATCCGGTCAGCCTATAAGCCGTAAATGTTGCCCTACCCGTAGCGTACCGAGCGGCCATGGTGTTACCGCGAAGTGCGAATACTAATCCTGTGCTACTTAATGCCATTACTTCAAGCCCCTCGTGTAAAACTTCGCTGTTATTTTAGATACGTCCTGGAATGCCTTACTAGATAACCACATGAACTCACGTTGAGGTAGCCTAGATCCGCCAATGTCGTGCGCGGCCGCGTAGGGAAAGCCGCCCTTTGTCTGAGCATCGTTAAACCATATAAGGCTCTTCTTATCCTTCTTCACATTAGTAGGTTTAAAGCTATTCCTTAGCCGACCACTGTCTTGTAGCTTTTTATTTCCGCCCTTACCTAGCTTTTGCATGTGCTTTTGATAGCTCTTTGACCATGGCGTCCACTTAGTATTCTCACCCGCTTCTTTATTAAAGTGGTCTATCACATCTCGAAATATCCTAGGTGAAATAGTCTTTACCCAAGCCTTCTCTAATGCAGTAATCGTCTTTACATTCTTTGTAATTTGCTTAAGAAATTTCCTAGCCTTTTTATCATTGAATACAATCTCGCGAGCCACTGTTAGCTCCGATCTGACTCAATGTCGTCTAGCTTGTCACTGTCGATAGCCCAATTAGTAGGCTCGTCTTCAGCGAACGTGTCAGTATAGCCATCTGTGTTGCTCTTAATCTGAAAGCTCTCGGTACGCTCCGGAACAGTAGCCCCAGTCGTGTTAACCAAGTCGGCCTCTGATTTAGCTAAGGCCTTTAGGTTATCAGTAGCCATTTTCATCCACCAATCAGCCCTTTTGAATGCGTCCTTAGATCCCCTAGACAATGATCCGTACATTAAGCCCATGGAATACCATTCGCATACTGTTCTTAGAACCGGTGGTATCGATGTAGACGTCTGGAAGGCATCACTAGATATGTCATACCTTTTAGCCAGACGTTTTCTGATTTCTCTCTCTGATTGAGTAATAAGTGCGCTACCAAGAGCCGTCATATTAGCAGTAGACGTCCATGACGTGTCGTGCATCAATGTTTCTAGGCTTGTAGTAGTACACATTATTCCCATGTTACGCCCTCATTTTCCCTGCGTCTTCTAGCTTTTTAACTAGAGCCAAATGTTCAGCATTATCGTTTACGATCATTTGTACATAAGTAGAATACACTGAGCCATAGGCTTTTCTAAACTTTTTAATCAATTTCCTTTTACCTGGACGCCCTTGAATTTGTTGAAGCTCATACCAGACTTCTGATACCTGGTTTTCTGAGCGAGCTTTCTTTTCCTCAGCCTTTAAACGATTCTGTAACTGATCACGCCTCTCAATAACGTCATCCAACTTGTCGTCTGATACTTCCTCTACTACTTTTCTTGATCTGGTTTTCTTCTTTCGGCCAGGTGGCATTATCAACCTCCAATGTTGATTTAGTGATAAGGGCCCCGTCCGTTGGAGCCCCCATCACGTTAGCACAGCCGATTATGCGAGTGTATCTTTTATTAGATACCCTGCTAGAGAAGCTACGACTTTAATGTCGTAATGCTTAGTAACTTCAATCATTTCACCGTCACGTGGCTCTTCGCGCCATCGCTTAACCATGGAATCTTTCTTTTCAAAGATATACCCGGCTGAAGGTGATCTGAGGGAAGCTCTTGCAGGCTTATATCCTACAAACGCATTGTCCTGCCAGATAGCTGCAATAGAAGCCGAAGCCCCCTTAGCTGCACTATCTTTTACCGCAGTTGGTACAAGTAGCTCGTCGATATCGAGAAGACCAGCAATCATGTTTTTGGTAATCTCCATTGACGTGTACTTGATACGCTCAAGAATCTGACTGTGATTCTTAATCGCGATCAATACGTTGTGTGGGATAATCCCGTAGTTAGGTCTGAAACCACTATTTTCTAGAACTGCCGTAGCTGCCGTATCAAAGATAGGAACCGGGCTAGAAGTAGTAGTGTCCAAACTGAACTGTTGAGCCGTACTTAAAGACACGTTCTGTGACCATGAAGTAGACGTAAACAATTTCGCACAGTCGTCTTCTCGACGAAGCATGATCTTGTCTGTCAACTCTTCAACGGTATCAGCGCGCAAAGTGCCTAGATCAAAGTTATCAGCTTCGTCATCAGCTACTAGGTCTTTCAAGCTATGTTTAACCAACTGATAGCTGGCTGTAGATAGTTCGAAAGTGTGCTCACGCGCCTCGCCTTTGATGGCTCTCTTCGTCTCTGGTACACGAAAATCTCTGTCATAAATAAAATACTTATCACTGAGTTTATTCACGGGCAGAGAAGGAAATACCTGATCTGCGATGTACTCACTATTATGATATTTGACACTAACGTTGGTTAGTGCTTTGTCTACATGGACTTGATTAAGCAATGGCATGACTAACCTCCATTATTCTCTGTCAAACCCAGGCATAATTACAACGTCTGCAATCGTACCTGTGGCAGCAACAGCGGCACCTAAAAGTGGTCCCAAATAAGCTGATGCTAGGGTTAAAGCCGTAGTTGTGTTAGCTAGTGTAAATGGAACACCTTTTCCATTTGAATCACTAGACACAAGGCCAGCGGCCGATACTGTATCATTGAATTCTACTTTCGCTATACTTCCCGCCATAGCTACCGGAATCGCAGTAGTCGTGTCTTCGTTAGAATCCAAAGTCACTCCGATTGGCATTGCCTGGTTGTTTGCTGGATAGCCCACTGTTTCAGCAGCGGTTACAGCAACAATCCGATAGGCAGCTAGGGTAGTAGCAGCGCGAAAAGATTGTACAACTGATTTACTCATTGTCTACTCCTCGTCTTCTACGATTTGTTTTTGAGGCTTTAATTTACCTGCCGATACTGCGCGATATGCCGTAGCATAGTCTTTCACGTCATTATCAGACATGTATTTTTCAATCTCGTCCTCAATTGATTTATTACCTTCGTCCTTACTGTCCTCGGAATTCTCTTCGAAATTAACCTTGGCCATTTCATGAACGCCTTTTGCAAACTCTTTTACTAATTCAAGTTTAGACAATTCTTTTTTAGACTTGTCCTCGTTTTCTATTGTGTACACCTTACTCTCAGGCTCACTGTCTAAAAGCATCTGAGCATAGCCACGAAGTGAAGGGCAGATAACCTTTTCACTCTCTAACTTGTCCAGGTCTTTTTCCATTTGAACTTCAGCCTTCTCAGATTCCAAAGACAATGAACGCTTCTCAGCTTCCTCGGCTTTTTTCTGTAGCTCATCTAGTTTTTCTTTCTGAGCGTCTTTTTCAGCGGTGAATTTCTTTACCTGAGCTTCTAGAGCTTCCTTCTCAGCTTTTAGTGCTTCGACTTCTTTGTTTTCTTCTGTAGACATGGGCCCGTCCTTTTCTGGAATTACATTTTCAAATTCGTACTGTTTTAATTTATCTTTGTTTTCCTCATCTGCATAGACCTTGACCACGCTAGATAGGTCTAGTTTGTAGTTTGCAAGGATATCAGATAGGTTCATAACCCCTGGAGTCTCGGCTCCGAGTAGGGCAATAGCGCCAAGCATTCGCTTGTATAATCGCTCGCCTATCTTTAAATTCCAGAATATTTCAGCACTAACCTTCCGATATGCACGGTTTTGGATTAGCTCAAACACCTTTTTAGGGATATCCATGAAGTCGGCCAGTAATTTATCACCACTTATATAGATACGATCTACCCAGCCAGCTGCCGGTAATCCTTCTGATTGTAATAGCTTTTGCTCACTATCATGACCTAGCTTTAGGAATGGCCTAACTGCATCCTTGTTTTCCTCGAACGCTCTGACCATCTCTTGTAGGTCTTCTTTTGTGTATTTATCGCCGTTCCATACGCCAGCGCTAAATATCTCGACTCCCTTAATACTCTTTAACTCTGGCATTACGCCCCCCTTATCTAATTCGATCAAACCCGTAGGCGATACAGTTAAATGCGTCTACTCCGGTCGCGTCGTCCTTAACCTCTAAAACAATCCGCTTTGTTGAGTTCTTTTCTAGCTTAATACCCCAAGTAAGACCGAACACTTCCTTTATATTAAGCACAGGTAAGTAACCATCGCTATTGCCAAACGCATTACTAGCCTTGAAAACGTTCGTGGTGTTACCAAATGAAGGATTTCCGTTACACATACGAACAAAATCAAAATTACTCGTGAGCGCATCGTCAATAGTCACGTCCCCTAGATCCGTATCCTCATAATACAAATTACAACCGTTAGATAGGGCAGTAATATTTCCAAACTGATTTAGATTGGCATTAGCATCGGCTATTAAGAAGCTAAGTGTACATATATACCTATCAGCATCCGAGGCAGCGCTGACATAAAAAGGAATGGCCGCTGTTGACGTGCCATTTACCTTCATATCGTTAGACCCCGACGGAGTGCCATCTGCGGTTAAGTATTGACGGAAAATACGCACCTCGCCGTTTAGAGACTGAGGTGGTATTCCACGATCACTCACGCATAACGCTTTGTCCTCGACAGCCGCTTTATTACCACGGCCGTCTCCGTCTACAAGGGTTGACTTAATCATTAATCTTTACTCTCTGGATCTTTTAAAAACCCAATAACAGCACAGTAGGCAACAACATTGCCGCTCGACAGATTAGGATTGTACCTAATGCCCAAACTAGCGCCCTTTGGTAAGATAAAATTAATGGTAGCAAATAGCCTTCCGTTAGTTCCCTGATAAAACTGAGCAATATCCGCTCCGCCCGTTATCGTACCGCCTGACTTACCCTTATAGGCTAAGGTCGTAGCTTCTAGCGTTTGATTTGATCCAAAGTTCCTATTAGCATTCATATCAACAGCTGTTGCATCAGTGATAAGATCACCGCCAGTAGGATTACGAACTAATGTTAATGTACCAATCTCGCTTACGGCTCCAGTACCAATACCGATGGCCAATGCCTCTACAACAAAATCCTCTGTTTGATCGTTCTTGAAATAAGCTAGAGTACCGGCGGCAGTGAATGTCACATCGCCTGTATTAATGTTGTATCCATCGCCCAATTCAGCCGCATGTAGAGCTTCCGACTCTTGAACGCTTTGCGTATGTATCCGATTGTTTCTATCAACCCTGCCCTTATATCCTGTGCCCTTACCGTCTTCTATATTCATTTTAGCTCTCCTTTAAATCGCTATTTTCAAAACGCTCTTCAGTCATTACCTCTAGATGTGTTCTGATATGTTTTAATGTTCTAGAAATCTCACCGAGAGCGCTCATAATATCTTGAAAATGACGGTCTCCGGTTGGCGAAGGGTATGGCGTAACATCTAACGTGCGCTTACCCTCGTGGCCATCCCTGGCTATTTGATCCGTACCCGAAATAGCCTTCTGATCTGTATCTAATATCTTATAGGCCATCTAATTCACCTTCCATAAAACTAATTGAACCATACAGGCGACGAATACAGAGGCAGTGACAGACCCGCCTATGAT